GCTATCAGGAAACACGGTACTTACATGACCCCGCAGACACTGGGTGAAGCACTGAAGAACCCTGATACACTGATTGAAATCCTTCAGAGGCTGAAAGCGGAACAGGAAAAGTCCGCCCTGCTTGAAACCACCGTGCAGGCTCAGAGCCAGACCATTGCAGAAATGAAGCCCAAAGCTTCATATTACGATGTGGTGCTGAACTGCAAGGACTTGCTTTCTGTGACACAGATTGCCAAGGACTATGGCAAATCTGCGGTGTGGCTGAACGAATTTTTACATAAAAAGCACGTTCAGTTCAAGCAGGGAAAATGTTGGTTTTTGTATCAGCGATACGCTGAGCAAGGCTATACCAGCACAAAGACCCAAACCTTCAACGCTCCAGACGGCACTGTGCATACGAAAGTGCATATGTACTGGACGCAGAAAGGTAGACTTTTCCTGTACGACTTGCTGAAAAGCGAGGGCGTACTTCCGCTGATGGAACAATAAGTTTGTTCGTCCAGGTGGTAGAAAGGAGTAAATAATGAAATTTGAATATTCTGTTTATGAGGATTTTAAATCCTTTTTCATTCATAGCAGGAATGAAAAGGAAACAGAAAAAATAGCCTCTGTACTGGCAGATTTAGCCGATGATTATAAGTTCAAGTATGGTGATTGTCCTGAATGGGATTTGGATAATCTCGACAACGGTGGTTGGTCGTTCCGCGTATGGGGCGATGAAATCACAACACGGTGTGAAGCTTTGGCATTATATAAGGAGATAAAAACCGAAACAGCCGATACAGAAATAACGGAGGGGAAAATATGAAATCTAAAGAAACCACACATCGCTTCCTGTGCCTATCGTGTGGTGCAGGACAAGCAAGCGTTCTTTGAAAAAAATTTGACCGCCCCGAAAGGGGCAGAAAGGAAACTCTCATGAACACTTATGAAAAAACCATAATGTCACTGGCATATGAAGCCAGTGACGTTCGCTATGCCGAAGGAACAAAGCTGCATGACCAGGGCAGCTACTGGTGTCAGTTCACCAGCTATGGCACGATTCACTATCAGGACCGTGTCGTAGTGGTAGAAATTCCGGTAAACGCCTGCACCAAAGAGCAGGCGTTGAAAGAAATCTCTGCTATACCGGAAGTTGCCGAACTGGCGAAATATCCAGAAAAAGCAGAATTCCTGACGGACAGCACCGGAAAAACTCACTACCTGTGCTTCGAGCTGTGGAGTCCGAACTGGAGCGGCTACAAGACCTCCAACCTCCAGAAGTGGATTAACAAGAATTTGTTACCACTTTTGGTAGCGATGGAGGACGGAATTGTATCCTGTGAGTACCGCAAGGTGCAAGACAGGGCGAGCGTTATCCTGACCTATGAAAATAGCAAGGGATATCGGTACCACAGAGAAATCCCGGTATACCATGGCTACGGCAAGGGCGTAGCGAAAGACATCTTGAAAGCCCTTTAAGCCGAAATAGAAACCGCTGAGAAATCAGCGGTTTTCTTATTCTCTAAGTATGTTAAAAAATGAAAGAGGTGTAAAAAATATGTGGTTTATGAACGGTTCTCGCAGGGAGCTGATAAATACCGACACTGTGGAACGTTTTGTTATCGCTGAAAAGGAAGATGCATTCCTGATATGTGCGTCCTACAGCGATGACAGACCGTCAAGAACTGTCGGAAGATACGCAGAAGAAAACGAAGCCCGCACGGCTCTTATCGGGCTTTTGGAAGCAATATCTAAGAATAAGGAGTTTTATTTCTTAGATGCAAATTCCATGATGGGAAATTATGATGAAAAGCATTCATATCATGGTCGAAAGCCGAAAAGGCATGGAGGGTCATAGTGATAAAAAACCTTAAAGAAACGAAAAAAGCTTTGCAAGAACAAGGAGTTTTTTACACTCAGCCTGAGCTTGCAGCACACTTGAAATCTTACATTCCAGATGGTATCACGGAAATATACGACCCCACCTGTGGTGTAGGCGGACTGCTAAGTGTTTTCCCCGATGAAGTCATGAAATACGGTCAAGACATAGATGGTGAAGCGATAGAGTACGCTAAAAAACACTTAAAGAATTTCATTGGTGAAATCGGCGATACACTCAAAAATCCTGCATTCATGGATAAGAAATTCAAATATATTATTGCCAATCCACCGTTCTCCGTGAAGTGGGAGCAGGTGTCTGATGAAAGATTTTCGGGACTTCCTGCACTTCCGCCAAAGAGTAAAGCTGACTATGCTTTTATCGCCCACATACTTCATATGCTGAGCGATGACGGAATAGCAGTGGTTCTGGAGTTCCCGGGGGTTACATATCGAGGGAACTCAGAGGGCAAAATCCGAGAGTGGTTTGTGCGAAATAACTACATTGACACAGTGGAAGCTATTGACGGCGGTCATTTTGTTGATACCAAAATAGCTACCGTGTGCGTAGTAATCCGAAAGAATAAGAAAACATCGGACATAAAGTTCAAACACAATGATTTTGAAAGAATAGTTTCCTTCAAAGAAGTTGAAGAAAATAATTTTAATTTGTCAGTGTCCACATACATTGACGAAGAACCGGAAAAAGAGAAAATAGACCCAGTAGCCCTGGAAATGCAAGCGAGAAAAGGACTACTTGAACATCTTGATGGTTCTCTGGCGTTCAGCAAATTTGTAAGCCAGACGGAAAACATTCCGTTTATTCCGTTACTGGACGAATGTGAAAAAATAATTTGGAAATTCAGAAAGGAAGAAAATAATGGCTAACGTAAATAAAAAAGGCAAGTCCTCACAGCTGTGTTGGGACTGTCAAAGGGCTTTACCGCTCAGAGGCTGTCCGTGGGCGGATAATTTTCAGCCGGTCGAGGGGTGGACGGCTACCCCGAAAGTGCTTACAGGGAACGTTCACACTTTCGCTATCAGGGAGTGTCCCCTTTTTCTTCCAGACAAGCCGGCGACTGAGGACACGGAAGAAGTACCGAAAAGATACATAGTCCAGTACACCGCTAAAGGTAAAAATTTCGTGGCTGAATACCCCACTATAACGAAAACGGCAAAAAATATTGGGGTAACAGTACAAACGATTTACCGTATGCTGAAAATGCAGCTTGAAAAAGATGAATACATACTAAAGGAGGTGACGAAGTATGAAAAAAAGAGCAAGTAAAGCAGGAAGCCGTGTCGCAACGGCGTGTGCTTACATAGGCTTTACGGTACTGTTTTCCCTGTCAGGATTTGCGGTGGCGGGACACTGGGACAGCAGAACACTGACATTAACAACGCTTGCGACAGGTGCGGTTTCAGTGTGGGGACTTTGGCGAAGTCTCCCACTCAGAAGGTTGGGACGAGCATTTTTCGCCCCGATGAAAAGCAGGACAGAACTGATATTCAGAAAAAAAGGAGTAAGAAAATCATGAGTGAATACTATGACTACAATGACCCTCAAACAATTTACAACTATGAAGCGGATACAGACAGAGGCGAATACTATAAAGAACTTGTGTCAGGCGATGAAACATTGCACTGTCACGCTTGCCACAAGGAGTGCAGTAAAACGGCGGGAGACAATTGCTTTAAATGCTATGCGGAAGATGCTATGCAGAGAATGGAGCTTCTTGAGCCATTCCTGGAGGAATACGAAGATGAATGGCTTGAGTATCTGAAACCGATTTTTGAAGAGGAGGCGAACGATAATGGCTAAGTATCCCCGTTCAATCAGAAAACAATTTCAGCTCCAAAGGGACGGTTCTACATGGCAGGTTTGGGGCTTCAGCCGTGGAGTGTGGAAAATACTCACAGAAACGGACAACAGAAAAGATGCAAAGTGGTTTATCAGAGTACAAACGGAATACTATAAACTGTATCTTAACTACCAGAAAGGAACAAAAATATGACATTTTATGAAATAAACGATGAAATCCTCCGTGTTCTTTTGGAAAATGTTGACGAAAACGGAGAAATTACAGAGCAGGGTTTAGAGGCATTATCAGCCTTGGAGATGGCGAAAACTGAAAAGATTGAAAGTGTCGCACTGTGGATAAAAGACCTCACAGCAGAAAATGAAGCGATGAAAAGCGAAGTCGAAACCCTAAAGAGCAGGATAAAAAGCAACGAGGGTAAAATTGACACACTGAAAGCATGGCTTACGACTGCTACGGACGGCGTAAAGTTCAGCACACCGAGATGTCAGGTGTCTTTCAGGTCGTCCACAGCTGTGGAGATACTGGACATGAACAAAATCCCGGAAGGCTTCACACGAATAAAAACCGAAATCAACCCAGATAAAACCAAAATTAAGGCAGTCTTGCAGTCCGGCGGTATGGTCGAGGGTGCAAGACTGAAAAACAACAAGAACGTAATCGTAAAATAGGAGGATTAAAAGATGTTTGAAAAAGTAACACGCAAAAAAAGTAAGCTCCGCTGTGGTCTGACTGGCGTATCAGGAAGCGGAAAAACGGTGTCCGCACTGCTCTTAGCGTACGGCATAGCGGGGGACTGGTCTAAGGTCGCCCTGATTGATACGGAGCATGAGAGGGCTCGCTTCTATGCCGACCGCTCAGACCTCGGTATAGGAGCTTTCATGTACGCCTCTCTGACCGCCCCGTTCAGCCCTGACCGCTACATAGGGCTGATACAGGAAGCAGCGGGTGTAGTCGGTGAAGACGGTGTTATCATCATTGACAGCCTTTCACACGGCTGGGATAGTGACGGTGGCATACTGGAAATTAAAGACAAAATTGAAGCGACAACCAGAAAAAATTCCTTCACGGCGTGGAGTGACGCAGGGAGGATACAAAACAACTTCATAAATATAATTCTTGGAATAAATGCCCACACTATATGCACCATGAGGGCGAAAACCGCCTACGTTATGGAGGAAAACGAGAGGGGTAAACAATGCCCCGTGAAAGTCGGTTTAGCCCCGGTACAGCGTGAAAACGTTGAATACGAATTTGACATCATGCTGAATATCGACAGAAACACCCACAAAGCTTTCGTATCGAAAGATACCACTTTTCTTGATGGTTTCTGTGATATAATTACGCCCGACCTTGGAAAACAGCTGAAGGACTGGCTTGACAACGGGGTTGAGCCTTCACGCTGTGCAGATTGCAAGCAGGTGATACGCCCCGCACAGGGACGTACAGCAGAACAGATAGTTCAGGGGACACAGAAGGCATACGGTCGTCCACTTTGCTGGAACTGCATGGCTAAGGAAATTAAAAACAAGAAAAAAGAAGGTGCTGAAAATGATGGACTATAACCTGCACATAATCCAGGCTAAAAAGCGAATAACAGACCTGTGTTATAAGACTACAGGTGACGTGTATGCAAGCTTTTCGGGAGGCAAGGATAGCACAATTATCCTTGAACTGCTGAAACAGTGCGGTCTTGAAAATCAGGTGAAAGCGGTATTTTGTGACACAGGCATTGAACTGAAAGCGACAAAAGATTTCGTTCAATGGGTATCGGAACATTGGTATAAAAATGTAGAAATAATCAAACCTGAATTTTCGTTTGCAGAAACCATAAAAAAACACGGCAAGCCTGCGCTAAGTAAGTTAAAATCGAAATGTATACGGACATACCAAAAAGACCCAAGCTGTAAAACGTCAGCATATCTGTTCAACAGGGCAGGTACAAGATTTGCATTAGCTGACAAAGATATGCACTTCGTTCACCCAGATTTTGATATAAAAATTTCAGAACACTGTTGTAGGGAGATGAAGAAAAAGCCGTTTGCTGCATATGCGAAAGAACATTATATATCAGGTTATTTCACTGGTATGCGAATGGCAGAAGGCGGAGCAAGGGAATTTTTATACAACAGCAAGAAAGAGAGAGGAAATATTTGCACAAGCATCAAAAATGGGCTAATCGAAAAATCACCAATTATAGACTGGTCAGACGAAATGGTTGACCGGTTTATAAAGGAATTCAATATACCTCTTTCAAAAGCCTACACAGAATACGGCTTTAGCCGCACTGGTTGTTTTCTCTGCCCTTATAATCGCAACTTGAAGCAAGACCTCGAAACTTTGAAAACCTTTGAACCGTCTGCGTACAAAGCCTCCCTTTATTGGTTGAAAGACGTGTATATCGCTCAGGGCATTCAGATTGACGACCCTGAATATATGGCGGAATACAACGAACAGTGGGCGAAATATGATACTATGCGGTATGAGATGCTGAAAAAATACCGCCCAGACTGCAAACTTTGTGCGGACGGGCATTATAAGCAGCTTGAATTCATGGGGGGGGGAGAGCAATGATGATGCTACGACCGTATCAGCAAGACCTGATACAGAAAGCCCGTGAAGCGTACAGACAGGGAAAAAAAGCCCCCTGCATAGTCGCTCCGTGTGGAAGCGGAAAGACCTGCATCACTGCTTTTATGGCTATGCAGGCGACCGCTAAACGCAACAGGGTGCTGTTTATTGTCCACAGACAAGAACTGTGTGAGCAGGTAGAAGACACTTTCAGGAAGTGGGGCGTTGATATGTCACTGTGTCATGTGGCTATGGTGCAGACAGTATGCAGGCATCTGAATACCGAACCAGAACCCCAGCTAATCATCACCGATGAAAATCATCATGCCGTTTCGTCATCGTACAAAAAAATTTATGATTTTTTCCCAAAAGCAAAGCGAGTGGGCGTAACCGCTACGCCTTGCAGGCTGTCGGGGGAAGGTCTGATAGCCGTCAATGACGTTCTGATTGAGGGAGTAAGCACGAAGTGGCTGATAGATAATAAATATCTTGCACCGTATAAATACTATTCTGTCGCCCTGCTGGACCTTGAAGGCATAAAAGTACAGAGCGGGGAGTATGTAGCAAGTAGCATTGAGCAGGCTATGAAAAAGCAGGCTATAAACGGCGATGTAGTCGCTACATACAGAAAGTTGGCGGACGGTAAAAAGGCTATCTGCTATGCCCCCACCATAGCACTGTCGCAGGAAATGGCGGACAGCTTCAGCCGTGAAGGCATATCAGCCGCACACATAGACGGGAATACCCCGAAAGAACAGCGAAAGGAGGTGATAGCCGGCTTTAGAGCCGGCAAAATTAAAATTTTATGTAATGTCGACCTGATTTCGGAAGGTTTTGACGTACCGGACTGTGAGTGTGCTATACTGCTACGACCTACGAAATCGCTGACACTGTACATACAGCAGGCTATGAGGTGTATGCGATACAGGGCGGGAAAGACGGCACTGATAATCGACCATGTAGGAAATTACATCCGTTTCGGTTTGCCTGATGAACCGCATGAATGGTCGCTACACGGCGAAAAAAAACAGTCGAGGGAAGCGGGAGAAAGCAGTGCCATACAGTGTGAAAAGTGTTTTTTCGTGTATGACAAAAAGCTGAAAAAATGCCCTAACTGCGGCTATGAAAAGCCCCAGAAAACCGCCCCAAGAGAAATTGAGGAAAAGAAGGAAGTCGCCATACAGGAGATTAAAAGCTTTAAACTTGACTACCGTAAGCCCACAGATTGCAAAAGCTATAAAGAGCTACTGGCATACGGAAAAGCAAGGGGCTATAAGCCCGGGTGGGCGTACTTTCAGGCAAAGAATAGGGGGTTACTATAATGACCGAAGAACACGAATTAATGACCCTGATACGTTTAGCGGTATCATCGTATGTGGTGATTTTCCGTGTGAACGTAGGCAAGGGTATGACGTATGACGGGCGACATTTTGATACGGGCGTGCCGAAAGGGTTCTCAGACCTTTTCGGCGTGCGAAAATCGGACGGGAGGGCGGTTTTCATTGAAGTGAAGACCCCCCATGGGCGTATTAGACCAGAACAGCAAAATTTTATTGACCAGATGAAAGCCGCAGGGGCGATAGCCGGTGTATGCCGTAGTATCGCCGATGCAATGAAACTGATAGGAGTAGAAGACTATGAATTTTAATGTAAACTACGAAGAAATTGACAACTACACCGTGAAGCCGGGAAAATACGAAGCAGTCGTAAAATCGACAACAATTAACGAAAACAAGAACGGAAAGCAGCGTATACAGATAGTGCTGACTATCAGAAATGATGTGGAGCAGGCAGGAAAAAATAAGTGCTACTTTTACGACATTTACAAGGCACTTGACCCGTCACCGAACGATAACGCAATCGGAGGCTTCATTTTCAATTTCGTCATGAAAATCGCTCAGGCGTGCAGTATACCGGCGAATTCAACCTTTGAAAGCCTTGACGACCTGCTGAAAGCCCTTGTCGGCAAACCCGTACTGATGACTGTCGGAGAGGAAGAATGGAACGGAAAAACCTATGAAAAGGTCACAAATGTTGAGCAGACAAAAAACACCGACTGCCGTCATGTGTGGAAAACACAGCAGACCGCACAACCTGCACAGACCTTTGTTTCTCAGCCACAGTCGTTCGCTTCACAGCCTCAGCCCCAGACATCAGTAGCGGGGGCTATGCTACCGGATATGCCTGATTTTTCAGAACTGATGGACGATGCAGACGTGCCATTTTAACCTGTAAAAACGTAATCTATATACCGCCCGGTAAAACGGGCGGTGTTATTTTTTAGGAGGGAAAATATGTTTGAGAAAATACCCCATGAGCTGAAATTGCTTAGAAAATGGGTGTGCTGGAAAGGTATTCCCGATGAAAGCAGACCCGGAAAGCTAAGGAAAATCCCGATTGATGCTAAGACCGGGCAACCGGCAGGAAGCACATCACCTGACACATGGTGCGACTTCGATACAGCAGTCAGGGAAGCCGTGAAGTACAGCGGTATAGGCTTCATTTTCGATGGTACGGGCTATTTCGGCGTTGACCTTGACGGCGTAGATGAAGACCTTGAAAAATTTCGCAGGGGCGATATGGACGGCATTGTGTCCGAATTCGTATACACTCTCAGGTCGTATGCGGAACTGTCACAGTCAGGAAAAGGCATTCATATCATCTGCAAGGGCAAAATTCCGGAGGGCGGAAAACGTAAGAAAAACGTTGAAATGTACGAAAACGGAAGATATTTCATAATGACCGGCAATGCCATTTCAGATTTTTCTGATATAGCCGACTGCACGGACACCATAGCACAGCTACACGGGAAATACATAGGCGGAGCAGAGCCTAAACCGGTTCAGCAGACACTGCCTGAAAATATCGCCCCTATGCCTGACGTGGACGAAATCATACAGACCGCTTTAAATTCAAAACAAGGAAGCCTTTTCGAGAGCTTTTTAGCCGGTGATTTTCAGGCTTACAGCCCTGACCGTTCCAGTGCTGATATGGCATTTTGTAACATTCTTGCATTCTGGACAGCGTGCGACCCGGTAAAGATGGACGCTATATACCGCCGTAGTGGCATGATACGAAAAAAGTGGGACGAAGTCCATGACGGGAAACGTACCTACGGGCAGATGACCATACAGAAGGCAATTGACGGCTGTACGAGTGTATATACCCCGCCTAAGAAATCCGCATACGCCGTGAATTTTGCCCCTATGCCGGAGCAGGCGGGGGCGGAACAGGTTAGCCCACAGAAATTTTACACGTTTGACGATACGGGCAACGCAGAACGTCTGTGTGACGTTTTCGGGGACGATATACGTTACTGCTTCACTGATAACGCCTGGCTGTACTATGACGGGCGTAAATGGTGTGACGACACTACAGGGACTATACTGCGTTGTGTGGACATACTGCTGGAACGTATGCAGGTAGAACAGGATAGATATGCAGACAATGAAGATATGGCAAAAGCATACCAGAAACACCTGACGAAATCCCGCAGTCATAACGCCAAAAAAGCGATGATAATGGAAACCCGTCAGAGATGCCCAGTGACCCCCGACCAGCTTGACAGAAATAAATTTCTGTTAAACTGTATCAACGGCACTGTTAATCTGAAAACAGGCAAATTACAGGAACATGACCGCAATGACCTGATAACGAAATCCGTTACCACACGTCTGGGGGATACCTGCGATTGTCCTGTATGGCTTGCTTTTCTCAATGATATTTTCGGGGGCGACCCTGATATGATTTCATATGTACAGCAGGCAATTGGCTACAGTCTTTCGGGTAGTATCGCCGAACAGTGCATATTCTTTCTGTACGGCGAAGGTCGAAACGGAAAATCGACATTTTTAGACGTGATATACGACATTTTAGGCGACTACAGTATGAACGTCCAGCCGGAAACGCTGACAGTGAAACGACAGGCAGGAAATCAGGCAAGTTCTGACATAGCAAGATTAAAAGGGGCAAGGTTTGTCGTATCTGTAGAACCGAACGAGGGTGCAAGGCTGAACGAAGGGCTTATAAAACAGCTGTCAGGGGGCGACCCACTGACAGCAAGAAAGCAGTACGCCTCAGAGTTTGAGTTCCGCCCGGAATTCAAGATATGGCTGGCAACAAACCATAAGCCTATAATCCGTGGGCGTGACGATGGTATATGGCGTAGAATACACCTGATACCGTTCACTGTACAGATACCGGAGGAAAAAGTCGACCGCACGCTGAAATACAAACTGAAAAAGGAATATCCTGCAATTCTGAGATGGGCGGTTGACGGTTTCGCCGCCTACCAGAGAGCAGGGGAGCTAAAGAAGCCTGCACAGGTGATACAGGCAATAAGCGAATACAAGGGCGAAATGGACGTTCTGACGGCGTTTATAGCGGACTGCTGTACAGTCGGCAACCCCAACGACCGCACACAGTCCACAGTGCTGTATACCGCCTATACACAGTGGGCGAGGGCGAACAATGAATATGAAATGAGCAGTACGAAATTTTCACAGGAAATGGCGAAAAAGTTCACTAAGACCCGCACAAGCAAAAATAAGGCTTTTATAGGTATCAGAGTTGACGAATACCAAGTGAATATAACTGGATAAATTTTGATAGTGCCGGGTTGTGCCGGGTTTCCGCTGTTTTTACAACTCTTTTTAAAGAAAAAAAATAAATTTATATATAAAGTTATAGAATTGCCGGCAAGTCGGCACTACCCGGCACTACATTTAAAAATTCTGGAATAGGAAGTGAAACAGATATGACCCCATGGAAAATACTTGACAAAATGGCGCTCAAAAAATCTGACTACAGTCAGCTACCGCCGTCTGAACGGGCTTACTGCATGGAAATGCAGGAAATATTTGATAAGTACAAAAACGGACATATCACGAAAGCGGACGGTGAAGCCCTGAAAGATGTGGCGATACGAAAGCACCTTTTTCCATATAAAGAGTTCGGACAGTGCTTTAATGGCAGTCAAGAAAAATGTTGGGAAGATATAAACGCACTGGAGCGTAAAGCTTTTGACGGCACGCCTATCAAACATATCAGGGATGTGATTAACGGGGGTACTGAAATAGAACCTGAAACATTTTTCATGTGGCGTGTGAAAGCATTATACGGAGCAGTACAAAACGGCAGTATAGACGAAGAAACGGCGATTTTCCTTGAAGTGTATGCTATAGGGATTTTACTGAAAGAAAAGGAGCGATATAAAAATGGAAGCGAAAGAATTTCTTAGCCAGGCATATAAGCTGGACAGGCAAGCGATGCTGATTGTGGAGAAAGCAGAAAGGCTCAGGGCGAGCCTGTACGGCTATCAGGATGCAACGGAAACAGTTGCAAAGGTAAACGCCTATGAACAGCAGGCGAACGCAGTCATTGACGAACTGGTCGATAAACGAATTGAAATTGAGAACGCCATAAAGACAGTACCGGACGAAACCCAGCGGGAAGTCCTTGAACGCCGATATCTTTTATTTCAGCGATGGGACGGGCGTTTTGACGAATACAGCGGGGAATACACGCAGGGTATCGCTGAAGCGATGGGGTATTCCAGGCGGCAGATTTTACGCATACACGGGACGGCGTTACAGAAAATAAAAATCCCTGAATAAAAAACCTCCACCGGAAAAAAGATGTCACCAAATGTCACTGTTTTTTACTATGTAGTATGATATACTGTAGACATAGGAAAAAACAAATCCCCCAGCTGGATTATGTTATCCGGGATGGGGGATTTTTAGTTACAAAACGGTTACGGCTGTAATATATCCCCCCCCGGGGGGTATAAATTGCGGTTTATTTTCTACGAAAATTTTTTATTTTATCTCACGGCGAAAAGCCCTGCAACCCGAAAAGTTACAAGGCGGTTATGAACCAAAAATCTAATTGCGTGAAACTGTTGTTTGGTGCAATTAGGTAGCAACCACCGCCGTCCGTTATTCATTTAATAATTTTTCGATTTGTGCTTTTGCCCACTGGTATTCTTCCAGGCACACCATGTGGGGAACATAGCCTTCACCGCCGTCGTTGTATGTGCTGTTATATTTTCTTTCCCACCTGTCTCTTTCGTTTTTGGTGGGAATTCTATCCTGCCTTTCGGCTTCGGCAATGATGTTAGTGAAATACTGTATTTCATTTTGTTTCTGCTGTTGCTTGAATTTTTTTACATCGTCATTTGTTCCATTTTCGATGACGCTGTTCAAAAATTTTTTGATTTCATCAGCAGTTGCGGACAAAAATGCAATTTTGGCAATTCCCCAAATTTTATAGGCTTTTTTGCCATTAACTTGAATATCAATTATTTTCCAACAATCAATATTTTTGGTTTCATCGATTTCCTGACCGTCAACGTATGCAGTCAGGCGGGCATCAGATTTGATAATTTTTTTGCCCGATTTTATTTCCTGACCGTCGGCGTACAGGATTTCATCCGCCATATAGGCGGTGTATTTTGCAACCAATTTTATTTCCGTGCCGCCGCCGCTGAACCAGCTATAAACTGCATTGCCGTTCTTAGCCTCTGCCCACGCCTGTTTCATGGCGTAGGCGATTTTAGCAATTCTATCGCCGCTAAGGTTTTTGTATATCTGCCATGCTCTCTGCATGATTTCTTTCGTATTATATTTCATAGTATTTTCCTCCATTTTCTTATTTTCCCATTAATCTAAGTATGCACCGGCAAGGTTAAAATTGCCATTTGCGTCTTTATTGCCGGCAATATATGTATTGGCTATATTATCTATATAACCAAAGTCATAGCACTTGTAGTGTTTACTGCTGTTGGAAGTTTCTTTCACCTTGATGTAGGTGCGGGATTTCCCGTAGTTGGTCCAATCCCGTACAACAATTTCATAGTTGTATCTATCGCTTGCCTTGCTCACGATGTATTCAACCTTTGAAATTATTTCCTCTTTCAAGGATTTCGGTGCTTTTGCTTCCGCCCATGCCATTTTAAGGGCATGGGAAAGCTTTGCGTCACGGTCGCCCTGAAGCGTGTGGAAAATTTCCCACGCCCTGAGCATAACCGCTTTGCGGTCGTATTTTGCCGGTGCTGGGGCTGTTTCGGATGTTGTAACAGTTGTTTCAGTTGTTTCCGGTGCTGTTTCTGCCGGTTCTGCCGGTGTAGTAGTTGTGGTTTCTTTAGATTTTTTCGCGATGTAGGCAATCCATGCACCGCCAATTGTGACGACTATGAACTTTGAACCCAGCAACGCATTTCTCTGGTTGCGGGTCATTTTAGACCAGTCAACACAGATACAGGAACGTTTTTTGACGTCCCAATATGATGTTGTGTAGGGACTGGTTCCGTCACCGTTACGGAACTGGTTCAGGTCAATGCTGACCTGATGCATAACGAAATCAACGATTTCGTTATGGGCTTTTCTGTAGCGTGAATTGTCTGTAAATGTGTTTTTCATGATAAATACTTCCTTTCGTTTTGCCCTTGCGGGCGTTCGTTCTATCTACTGTATATAGTATAACATACAATAATAAAATAGTCAACTGATATATAAAAAATTGTAGGATTGCACAAAAGACTACATGAAAAGAGGGTTAAACTGCACAAATGATTGAAAGAGTATGCCCCCGATGTGGGAAACGAATTCCGTACTATATGAAACACTGCGAAAAATGTCAGGCTATTATAGATGTAGCAGTAGAACGCAAAAAAAAAGAAGCCCAGAAAAAACGGCAGAAACGCTATAATCTAAAACGGGACCCAAAAACGCAAACATTTTATCAGTCCCCTGAGTGGCGACAGTTATCCCGTGCATATATGTACAAACGGGGGTTCAGGTGCGAAGTATGTGGGGGAATCGCCACCGAAGTGCATCATAAAATTCCACTGCGGGTTGACTGGACGCGGCGACTGGATGAAACAAATTTGATGGCGGTGTGCAGGAAATGCCATGTCGCCGAAGAACGGAAAACGCTCACACACATAACGTAATTATTCGCTATTGTGTAGGCTCTGCTTCTGAACTTGCGGTTTCTGCGACTGCGATTCAGGTGTTCCGCTGTCACAATTATGGAACGGAGAATATATACACATTATAGAAAAATGACGTAAAAAATAACGGAATATAGGGGGTATGAAAAAAAGTTTGGTAAAAAAGGGAAAAGCTATGCAAAAGGGATTTCTTCGTAGTAAAAAATCCTTAAATCCAGATTTTTGGAATATATAACCATATGGAAGAAAAAGGGAGGAAAAAGGAAATGTCAGGAAGACCAAGTAAGCCTATAGAGATGATAGTAAAAGAAGGCAAATCACATAAGACCAAAGCGGAACTTGAAATGAGAGCAGTAGCAGAGCAAGCCCTCCTCTCAGGTGTGGAGATGCAGGAGGCGGAGGAAGTCAAGGGTAATGCAGTTGCTCATGCGACCTTTAAAAGAGTTTCAGAACTTCTTCAGTCCATAGGAAAAAGTGATGGTCTGTATGAAAATGCAGTAAACAGATACGCTATGATAACCGCAGAAGTTGAAAATTTGCAGGAAAAGAAACGAAAGCTTGAAGCAAAAATTGCACTGCTTGAAAGCAGTATTGAGCCGGAAGCTGTTGCACAGTCTGCGAATCTCCAAAAGCTATGGCTATCATATGACCGTCAGATTTTAGCTATGCGAAAAGAAATGACTGCACTCGAAAGGGAGCATATGATGACTGCCGCCTCTGCTCTCAGGAATATCCCGAAAAAACCGGTAGAAGACAAAACCCCGGATTCAAACAAATTCGGAAGGTTTGAAGTCGGATGAAAGACCGGGTGACAGAGTATGCACAGGCGGTAGTTGCTGATAAAATCCTATATGTCGGACATTTACACCACAAAGCGTGTGAAAGGCATTTGAAAGACCTTGCACGGCAGGGAACAAAGGATTTCCCGTATGTATGGAAGCCTGAGTTGTCTGAAAGAGTTCTTGAATGTGCCGAAACAATGACTATCGCAGAAGGCAGAGAACCTACACCTTTGAAGCTTTATGGTTTTCAGTGTTTTGATATAGGAAGTCTTTTTGGTTGGGTACATATGAATACTAAATTCAGACGTTTCAGGGTGTCGTACAAAAGTATGGCACGACAGAACGGAAAGACTTTTCAAAATGGTATTCTGGCGATATATATATCAGCTTTCAGCGGATATAATTACGGCAAATTGTTTACTGTGGCGACTAAGCAGGCGCAAGCAAAGCTCGCATGGGAGGAAATGCAGAAATTCATTGAGATTGACCCAGATTTAGAACGCTATTTCCGGGTGCAGGAGTACAAAAACCTGATAACCTGTAAAACCACAAAATGTACCATGGAAGCGTTGTCAAAGGAGCGTTCCCTTGACGACGGCTTTAGAGGTATCTTTGCTTCAATTGATGAAATCCATCAGCACAAAGATAACCAAATTTACAAAACTATGAAAAATGGTACAAGAAACCTCGATGAAACGCTACTATCCATGATAACCACAAGGGGCTTCAATACCGATAGCTTTTGTTATGAATTTGATAGTCTTGCTATATCCATACTGGAAGGAAGTTTTTCCGATGAAACCACTTTTGTCGATATCTATGCACTGGACAAGAATGATGATATGTGGCTTCCTGAAAATCAGTACAAAGCAAACCCTCTGCTCTGTCAGACGGAAAAGGGAAGAAAGAATATAGCAGACGAAAGCAGGCTTGCGAAAGAAGCTGGAGGAATGGAACTCAGGGACTTCATGGTTAAGAGTTTGAATTTGTGGAGCAGGCTTGCGGACAATATCTATATCGAAGATATAGACAAATTTCTTGCTTGCGGTACAGAAAAGACACTTGAAAATTTTCGGGGTAGTATATGTACGATAGGGCTTGACTTGTCAGAAGGCGGAGATTTGACGACTGTAAATCTTGAAATAGAATTCAAAGAAAAGGACCAAACAAAGTATTTCATGCATTCACATTCATTCATGCCTTTAGGTCGCTTACAGGAGCATATACAGTCAGACCTCGCCCCCTACGATATGTGGGAAAAAGACGGGCTTCTGACCACCACAGGTGGAGAAAATTCTTTCAAAAACGACTACAGGTTTATTGTTCGGTATATCAAAGATATAGTCGAAAAATACGACCTAAAAATAGACACTATAGCATATGACCCACATAACGCAGATGGAGTGCTTGCTGACCTTGAGGAATTCGGTTGTCCGTTGCTTATGGTAGCACAATCCGCAAGAAATCTGAATGATGCGACAAAAGATATTATCAATCTCTATAAGTCGAAGTTGCTTGAATATAATAAGAACAATGCGTTATTCGTGTGGTCTTTTTCTCATGCAAAAATAGTAGCAAATTCCTTTGGTGAAATAAAAGTCGATAAAGAAGGTCGAAAAAAAATAAAAAGAATTGACCCAGTTGATGCTTGTATTGATAGTCATTTCGCTTTCATGAAACGAAAAGAAGAACCGATAGATGTTCAGGAGGAACTCGGAAAATATCTTGATGAAATGGGGTGGTGAAAGTAAGTATTTTTAAGAGTTTCAGCAATTTTTTTAAGAAAAAAAGTAAAAAAAATTATCAGCGAACTGTAGAACTAAATCAGTTACTTGACTTTTTAGGTTTAAAGGACACAAAAGAAGATGCTTTGAGCGAAGCGACTTACTTCACTTGCCTGAAAATCCTTTCAGAAACTATGGGCAAGCTTCCTTTTAAGGTTATGAAGGAAACAGAAGAAGGCGGAGTAACCAAATTTTTAGGTCCGATGTACAGGGTGATACGATATAAACCGAATCCGTACATGACGGCGACAACATTCTGGTCTGTAGTAGAATTTAACAGAAATCACTACGGAAACGCTTATGTTTACATAAAGGACGCTGATACAGATACTCCTACACTATGGATACTACCTCCGGGTAGTGTTCAGATATGGTATGATAATGCAAAAAAACTTTCAGATGTCAGCACACTGTGGTATATATATAGCTGTCCTGAGGACGGAAATATCTATAAATTAACTTCTGAGCAAGTGCTCCACTTCAAAACGTCTGTAAGTTTTGATGGTGGGGTTACGGGTATACCAGTAGCGGCAATACTTGAAAGTACGGTAAATGGCACGGCAAAAGCCCAAAATCTGCTGAACCGTATGTATGAAACAGGCTTTGTTGCTAAAGCAGTTTTGCAGTATACAGGCGACTTGAACGATGACAATGTTAAGCGACTGGTCAGAGGAACGGAACAATATGCGATGGGTGCAGTGAGTGATGCTAAATCTATGATACCTATCCCCCTTGGTTATACTTTAACTCCTCTGAATACGAAATTCACGGACGCGCAGTTCCTTGAATTGAAAAGATATTCAGCCTTGCAGATTGCGGCGGCTTTTGGTATAAAGCCAAATCAGATAAACGACTATGAAAAAGCATCTTATGCTGCGGCTGAACAGCAAAATTTAGCTTTTTATGTTGACACTATGCTGTATATCATAAAACAGTATGAGGAAGAAGTTACCTATAAGTTACTTACTGACAAACAAATTTCCGAAGGTATATATACGAAATTTAATGTTTCAGTAATGCTCAGAGCTGACTTGAAAACGCAGCTTGAAAGCCTCACAAAAGCTGTAGCAGGTTCAATATATACGCCTGACGAAGCAAGAGCGTTTTTGGATATGCACGCTATGGGGTGTGACGAACTGTTGTGTAATGGCACGATGATACCGGTCAAAGAAGCAGGAAAGCAGTATGAGAGAAATGGAGAGATACCACATGAGTAAAATAATTGTGGTTTACAGAGCAGGAGGTGAAAGAAATGGACACTGAAAAAAATTTTAATGTTATCAAAGCTGTAGATACAAATACAGAAATGTCAGAAATTAATAAATTTACACTTCGGGAGCTTGTACCGGAAGAAGTTTTCTGCTTCAAAGTGAAAGCTTGCGACAACCAGGTTGACAGGGATTTTGAAGCCTTTTCGGATAAAGCACTTGCCGAAATTGCAGAAAAAATAGTCGGGAAAACAATGCTTTTTGACCATAATGCGAAAGCAGAAAATCAGAATGCAAGGGTATATAAATCGGAAATCATCAAAGAAAATGGTGTAAAATCCGTGATTGCATACTGCTACATAGTAAAAACAGGCAGAACAAGCGACCTGATAAAAGAAATTGAAGGCGGAATTAAGAAAGAAGTTTCAGTAAGCTGTAGTGTAGCAAAAAGAGTTTGCTCAATCTGTGGTTCTGAAAAGCCGTGCAGACACAATAGAGGCAGTAGATATGATGAAAAGCTTGCATATCGCATTCTCGATGGCTGTACAGATTTTTATGAAATTTCTTTCGTAGCTGTCCCGGCTCAGAGGGCGGCAGGCACAACAAAAAATTTTAGCGATACAGCGACAATTGAAGAAAGACTGAGGTTGCTTGAGATTGAAATGGAGGAAAATGAATGACCAGAGATATGAAAAATGTAAAGGCTGAAATTACAGCACTTATCACAAAAGCAAGGGTTTTCCTTGAAGAAGGTGATGTAGAAAAGGCAAAGAAAATAGCAGATGAGGCGGAAGAACTCAAAAAATCTTACGACCTTGAAAGCAAGCTTCTCAACCTTGCAAAGCAGAGTGTTCCGGATAAAAGTGCAGAACCAGCTAAAAAAACAGAAGAACCCACAGATGTTCAGAAATTTTGCGATGCTCTCAGAACAGGAAAAATTACAAAGGATATGTCAGAGGGGACACCTGCCGATGGCGGTTATACTGTACCGCAGGACATCAGAACAAGAGTAGAGACGCTCAGAGATTCGAAATTTTCACTCAGACAGCTTGTTAAGGTTGAAAACGTAAAGACAAATGAAGGTAGAAGAACTTTTAAGAAGAGAGCTTCCCAGACTGGATTTACAAAGGTCGGCGAAAAGGGCAAAATCGGAAAGAAAGATACTCCACAGTTTTCTATTCTTGAATACAAGATTGATAAGTACGGGGGCTATTTCCCAGTGACCGATGAAGTTCTCGCAGATACAGACCAGAATCTTGTGAGCATACTTACGGAATGGATAGCGGACGAATCAAGAGTGACAGATAATACCGCTGTGCTTACAGCTATAGCTACTCAGACTGCTACAAATCTCAAAGACATTGATGGTATTAAAAAGTGCCTTAATGTAACTCTCGGTTCTGCTTTCAGACCTACTTCAAAAATCATTACGAATGACGATGGGTTTGACTATCTTGACCACTTGAAAGACACAGACGGTGATTATCTTCTTCAGCCGTCAGTCACAAATCCGTCTGAACACAGACTTTTCGGAGTTCCTGTAGTAGTAATACCAAATGCCGATATGCCAAGTGACACAACAACTACATCAGGGAAAACCATAATTCCGTTCATCATTGGCGACCTTAAAGAAGGCATTGTATATTTTGACCGTAAACAGCTTTCAATCCTTTCGAGTACAATTGCAAGCACTACGGATTTCAATGCATTTGAGCAGGATATGACACTCTTTAGGGCGATACAGCGTTTTGATATCAAAGTGCGAGATGATAAAGCTTTTGTAAACGGCACAATTACAGTCTGATAGGGGGCGAGGCTATGCTACCTATTACACTGCAAGAAGCGAAGGATTTCATGAAGCGTACTGATGATGATGAAGATGACCTGATTTCAGCTAATATCATTGCGGCTGACAGCTACATAGCCTCAGCTGTGGGCAAAGAATATGACAGGGAAAATCCAAGGGCTAAATATGTTGCGAAAGTCATTGTCGCCAACCTTACGGACGACAGAGCTTTTTCATCGGATACAGCGAGGGCTTCAAATAACACTCGTTGGCTCATAAGTTCAATTTTAACGCAATTAAGACTGGAGTTGCCCGAAAATGTTCCTTAATTCCCTCAATTGTAAAATAACGGTACAGAGAAAAGAAATTGAAAAAACTGAGTACGAGCAAGAAATTGAGAAATGGGCGGATTTCTTTACTTGTTGGGCGGAAATCAAAGCTTCTACAGGGAAAGAATATTTTGAAGCACAAATACAAAACGTTTCTCAAACTTACTCCGTTGCTATCAGATACTGTAAGAAACTTTCTGATATGACACCTACAGACTATCGCATAGTTTTTCATAATGAAATATATGATATAAAAAGTATTGACAACGAACGTTACAGAAATTTCATCATTAAAATGAAAGTAGAAAAGAAGGTGATACAATATGGCTGATAACGACATCGCAAGTCAGATAACCCATATTTTTTTCCAGTACTCACAGGAGTTAAACAAAAGACTTCGTGCTCTCTCTCTCAAATCGGGGAAAGAATTGGCGAAAAATATCAAAACCGATGCACCAAAAAGCCCTGCTGTAAAAGCCACACACTATGCTGACGGATGGAAAGCAAGTATGGACAATGATAGCGAATTTTCGACGAGCTGTACTGTACATAACGATAAAAAATATTATTTAGCCCACATTCTCGAAGCCGGATATACAAAAAGAAATGGCGAACGGAGTAAAAGTACACCACATATCAATGAAAATGCTGACAAAGCTATTCAACGGTTTGAAGACGATGTGGAGGAATTTTTTAAATGACACTGAAAGAAATCATGGGACTGCTGAAAAAAACAGGCTATGAAGTCGCTTATGGGCATTTTAGGCACGCTCCGAAATGCCCGTATATATCAGTGATTTCTCTCGGCTCTGACAATTTTTTTTCAGACAATCACACGTATTTTAAAAATCAGCAGATAGAAATAGAACTTTACATAGATGAAAAGGATTTGCTGATTGAAGAAAAAATAGAAAAAATCCTAGATGAAAATAATATTTCATGGAATAAAATAGAAAGTTTTATCCCGGAAGAAAATCTTTTTCAAGTAGCATACTCAATATACATATAGGAGGAATAATATGCCTAATGAAGTAGCAAACTCAGTCGAATATGGTCTTTGTGAATGCCATTATGCCGCCATTACAGCGGTGGCTGAAGACGGTACACCTACATACGCAGAGCCTAAGAAACTTTTGGGAGCAGTAAATTTTGACGTAAGCCCGACAGGTAACACTACCAGTTTCTACGCCGACAATATTCTTTATTTTGCGACAGCTGCCGATACCGGTTATCAGGGCGACCTTGAACTTGCAATACTTTCAGACGATTTCCGCAAAGATATTTTCGGCGATACTGTTGATACCAACGGGCTTCTTGTGGAATCCGCAGATTCTGTCAAAAAGGAATTTGCCCTTCTTATGCAGTTTGAAGGCGATAAGAAATCACGCCGTCATGTACTGTACAGATGTACCGCATCACGTCCAAACATCACGAGCAAGACAGTGGAAGAACAGGTACAGCCTCAGACAACAAAGGTCACAATTACGGCTATGCCGCTTAAATCCGCAAAACATATCACAAAGGCTTCGATTGACAACACTGAAACAAATAAGGCTGTATACGATGCATGGTTTACGGCAGTAAAATCGCCGACATTTACATGATATACGGTATCTCAAACTGCTTTTACGCTGTCCGGGGAAAAGGGGGGTATAGCACTCCCTCTCCCCTGAAATATGCGGTTGAAGCAGACATAAAAAGCAACAAGGTTTCTCAAACTGCTAAAATTTGTGGAATAGAAAGGGCAATAGGACATTTCGGCGATGGTTACACTATTAATTTGAAGCTGTACGAACTACCATCTCATTTTTTGCAAGCCGTATTGCATTACACGAAAGAGAACGGCATACTGAAAGAAATCAGTGATGTAAATTCCGTTCATTTCGCATTAATGTTTGAAACAAAAGAAAACAAAAGGTTTGAATATCCCGATTGTTGTTGTTTACCGCCAAATTTTGATGTATCTACTGTAACGGACACAATCACCATGAACCCTTTCAGTTTATCTATAGCGGCTGTTCCACGCCCTACAGATATGTGCGTGCAGGCGTTTACTACTAATGAAACTCCGGAGGAAGTATATTCAAACTGGTTTAACGCTGTTCAGGTGTGAGTGAGATATTATGATAAAAAATATAAAGATAGGTAAAAAAGATTATATTTTAAAAAATACTGCTTCTGTGCTTTTGATTTATAAAAATCAGTTTGGAACAGACTACCTTGAAGATGTTCTACACATTTCCACTCTGGAGTGTGTAAAAAACACACGGCAGATAGGGGTCATAGGCTATCAGTTATTGTGGTCTATGCTGAAAGCGGGTAATTCGGACATCCCTGACCCTGATGTTTTCTATTCTGAAATTCCTACAGACCAGCTTACAGACCTTATAAACCTTGCAGGGAACTTTTTCTTAAAGACTTTTCCGAAAGTACAGGAGGGGAAAAATGAAGCTGATAATAGCCCTCTCACAGCTGAAAGTCTTTCAGTGTGCTGTACCTCATGTGGGCTTACTTTACACGATATGGAAAATTACACACTTGATTTCGTTATAGGGTATATTGACAAATATGTCGATTTTAAAGACCCTGAAAAGAACAAACCGGCAAAAAGAAAAGCTACACAAGCAGATTTCGACCGATTTTAAGGAGGTGGTATAGTGGCAAAAAGCTATAAAGGCATAACAATAACGTTTGAAGCCGATACAACGAATTTGAAAACTGCTTTAGGTACTGTAGAAAATAAGGCAAAAAGTCTTGAAGCAGAACTGCGACAAATTAACAAAGCACTAAAACTTGACCCCGGCAACTCTGAGTTGCTTTCTCAGAAATACGAACTTTTAAGCCGTAGTATAACGGCTGCACAAACAAGATTAAAAGCTTTGAGAGCTGCCGAAAACGAGGTACAAAAAGCTTTTGAGAGAGATAAGGCGTACAAAGACACCTACCTCCCCCTCAAAGAGCAGGTAGCGCAGGCAACGGCAAAGCTTAGAGAACTTTCGGCAGCACGAAAAGAAGCAAGAACACAATACAATGCCGGGAACATTGGTGAAGACGAGTATAAAAAGCTTTGTGCCGAAGTAAAGGAAGCAAGCCAGGCATTAAAAGCTTTGAGAGCCCAGCAGAGAGAAGTGGCAAACAGTGTAAGCGGTGATAGGCTGAATGAGGAACAGTATAGAGCATATCGCAGGGAGCTTCAGAGGGCAGAAATAAGTCTTAGAAGTCTTAATGCCGAAATGGAACGTACTAAGGAAGCGCAAGCAGGAAACATTAATACTTCCGGAGCAAATCAGCTTTCAAACGGTCTAAATACGGCTTCTACTGCGGCAGGAAATCTTGCAAGACAGACGGGGCAGGCTTCCACGGCGATGAAAGAACTTCAGGCGGACGCTAAAAAAATCGGACAAACACTGGTAAAAGCCTTTACTGCTGTTGCTACCGCCCTCTCTGTGGTTATGGCAAAAGCAACGCAGGTGGGTGCAGATTTTGAAGAAGCTATGGCTGAGGTAGTCGCAACCATGGGCATTGATACCGCAGCTAACGACTATGAAATCCTCGCTGATAAGGCAAAAGAACTTGGTGCGGCAACGAAATTTACCGCAACAGAGGCGGCAAATGCCTTACAGCTTTTAGCTCAAGCTGGATATGATACTACTCAGCAGTTAAAAGCCGTACCGGAAGTCTTAAATCTTGCCGCCAGCGGAAAAATCGAACTCGCTCATGCTACAAAAATTTGTACAACATCTATGGCAGCTTTAGGGCTTACTGTAAACGATTTACAAAGTTTTACCGACAAAGTTGCGGTTGCGGCACAGGCTACAAACTCAAAGGTATCTTCTTTGGGTGAAGGCTTTACTACGGTTGGTGGTACAGCTAAAATGCTTGCAGGCGGCTTAACTGAAACAGCGACAGCTTTAGGCATTCTTTCCGATGCCGGTATCGAGGGTGAAGAAGGCGGCACATCGCTCAGACAGATTATCTTAAACCTTATGAACCCGTCAAGAGAAGCGGCAACCACACTTCAAGAACTGGGCGTTTCTGCTTTCAACGCTGACGGTAGCATAAAGCCATTGAATGAAACATTTGAACAGCTGTCAAATGCGATGTCAGGATTTACAGATAAGCAGAAAATGAATGCTATGGGTGATATTTTTGATGTACGTCAGTTGAAATCTGCAAACGCCTTACTTGCAAATTATGGCGAACGTTGGCAGTACCTCACGGATAAAATCAACAACTCCGAAGGTGCTGCAAAGAAAATGGCTGACACCATGAATGACAACCTGAAAGGTGATATAACTATCCTGAAATCAGCCCTTGAGGGTTTAGGAATAGCCGTTTCAGAGGACTTCAACGGGGCATTCAGAAGTGCCGTTAAGCAGGCTACGGAAGCTTTCTCACAGATAAACGCAAGCATAGAAAACGGTCAGTTGGGTAAACGACTTGATGACATTTCTACCGCTTTCGGAGCATTGATTTCTCGCATTACAGATTTTGCTTTAAATTCTGCACTTCCTGCCACAATTGATGCTTTTGAGTGGATTTTGACAAACGGAGAAACTATAAAAAACACCGTTGTGGCTATAGGTACGGCATTTGTAACGTGGAAGGTGACAAAAATCTTCGGAAATCTGAAAACAGTCATTGCTGAAACGGCTGTAAGATTTCAAACAGCTACCACAGCTGCACAAAAATTCTTTGCGATTATGTCAGCACCTACAGCTGCGACAGTAGCCGTTACAGCAGCTACTACAGCAGTTGTAGCACTTATCGGGCATTTTAAGGAACTTCAAGCCCTTGAAGAAGAAGCAAGTAGAAAAAGAGCTGACAGTGCTGAAGCTGCTACCACAGAGCTGAAAAACATCACGGAATTGACAGCAGAATATGAAGCCCTAAAAAATGTTTCCGATAAAACTTCCGAGCAGGAAAAACAGTTTTCTGACTTACAGGAGCAGATAACAGCGCAGCTTGGTGAACGGGCAAAAGCCCTGGAAGGTTTGACAGTAGGTACTCAGGAGTATATAGATACGCTTGACAAGGTTATAGGCATGGAAACCGAAAATCAGATAACGGCTATAAATGCAGGATTGGAAGATACTCGAAAGCAACTTTCAAACCTTGCATCAAGTGATGCAGGTGTAAAGAAGCTTGCAAATGCCGTTTCTTCTGCTTTGGTTAATCCTGATTTTGAAAACGGCTATAGTCTTACGCAAAAAGACCTTGAGCGATTTACAGATAGTGCAACGGGCAATCTGAATATCGTTATTGCACAATATAGAAATTTCCAAAACGAAATTGAAAAAACCAATAAAACCATCTCTGACCTTGAGCAGGCAGGAGATATTGAAAGTGCAAATGCGATACGTCAATCTGAAAGCTATAGAATGATGTCGGATTCACTGAAATCTATAGAACAACCCCTTAGCACCTACCTCTCACAAGTAGCACAGTTGGCTGAATATTCCTACAAAACCCAAAACGGGCATATGCCACAGACTGTTGAGGAACAGCAGGAACTGCAACGTCTGTTTGAAAGTATGACAAATATTTCTTCGGAATATTCTGACGTTTTGCGGGATATAGTTACTGACTATGTGGCAATCGGCAAGTCGGCACGAAATGCAGTACAAGCTGTTCAGGAAGTAGCTATAGATACGTCTGCTATAGCAAATCAGATGAGTACTACAGTAACCAGCGTTAAGGACAATGCAAGTACTGTAGCTTCCGCAGTAAAGGAATTTTCGGACAGCGGAGAAATATCAGCCGATACAGCTTTGAAGCTGATAGAAAGCGGCTATGCATTGGCTATTCAGTGGGACGAAGAACAGAAATCATGTGTGCTACTGACTGATAAGGTTGACGAACTGACAGAGGCAAAGTATAAGAAAGTAGCTGCTGACCTGCAGGAAAAGCAAGTAGCACTGCAGAAAGAATACGATGCCGAAAGTAAATCCATTGAAAGCCTAAGAAATAATATCAATTCTTTAGCGGAAGCCAAAGAATATTATGCTAAGCTTTCAGCATTTGAGCAGACAGGCAAAGACCTTGAGGACGCTAAAGCATACGCTAAAGCATTCAATTCTGCTATGCAGGCACAGAAAACTGATACGGCAGCAAGTACAGCCACAAAGAGCAATACAGATGAAGCAAAAGAACAACTCGATGCCCTTGAAACTCTCTACTCTGTGGGCAAAATTGAGGCGATAGACTACTATGAACAGCTTTCACGAATAAATGACACATACTACAAGAATAATGCCGAAAAAGCTTCGGAGTATCAGAAGAACCTCGAAAAAATTTATAGTGGCACAAAAGAAATCTATAAACAGAATTTTGAAACTGAATCGGACTGGCTGGAATACTACTACATGACCCACCAAATTAGCACAGAACAATATCTTTCGGAAATGACTTCGCTTACAGAAAAATATTACGGCGGTCAAAGAGAATTTGCTAAAGAATACAATGACTACATGGCAAGGATTGAAAAGGCACGTATCAATGCCAAAATCGAAAGTCTTCAGGCTGAAAAGTCAGCTTTGCAGCAAGAAAACGAGGAAAGTCAAAGAGCAATTGACCTCGAACAAGCCCGCATAGACCTTGAAAATATCCGCAACAACAGAAAACGTATATACACTTCTGAAACAGGTTTCAGTTATGAGCAGGATAAACAAGGCATACAATCAGCGGAACAGAAAGTAAATAATATACTGCTGGAACAGCAACTTGATGCATATGACCGCCTGATAGAAGCCTTGCAGGCAAACGCTGATGCTGTAAAAACTATGCCCACAGGTGAAGTTGTCGATATGGCTACCGTGCAGGCACGAATGGAGCAGACCATGACGGAACTTGTCAACAGGTCGCTCGAAGTATTGAAATTGCCTGATATATCAAATAAAAAGGCGTTTTCTCAGCAGAATGTGCAAAATGACTTTTCTATAAATTTCGGAAATATCTCAATTCAGGTCGAGGGCGGAAAAAATCCGGAGGAAACCGTAAAAAATCTTGAAGAAAAAATAGCCGGTGTTTTCGATGAAAAAGTCAAAGAATTTTCACGAAATTTAAGGCTTGCGGTTTTACAGCAAGGGGGAAACTAAAATGTTCAGACCGGTGAATGTTTCGCCGAAAAATATTGATGTGGACGTTTCAATTTCATATGATGCGTTATGGAAATTCACTTTTAACGGCGACCATCTGACCTATGTAGGCTTTATTTACTACCTTGCCGACACTGGTAAATACGTCACAAATACATACTTAACCGCACCTGTTGATTTTCATAACGGCGATGAAATTACCGTATCTCATCAGGCGAATGACGGCATTTTCTTTAATGGAAATGATTACGAGTATAATATCTATTGCTTCCAGGAACTGTACAACATTTTGCTTACAAGGGGTCACATATTAGGCAGTAATGGTGCAAGTACCATCAAAGTGCTTGACGGCATCAATACGCTTGAACCGCCACATACACTTGACGGAAATATCATAGGCGGACAATACCTTGAAATAAATGGCGAAAGAAGATTTATTCAGGATATCGCAAGAGGGAATGTTTCGGACGATGGCAATACCTACACGATTATTACAGTAAGCGAACCTTTTTCATACGCTTACGATGCAGGTTATCAATTTTCAGTATATTCCAACTACGAAAAGTCCGCAAATTTCGGGTTTAGGGCAAGAAAAAATCCCGTGGTTTCCGTATCGGCACAGTACAGCAACGGCGGTATTGTCTTCACAGGCACATACTCTCAGGAAAACCAGATACCGATAAAGCAAATTCGATGGATTGCTGAACAGAACGGAAATCAGGTTTATAAGTCGGAAAATATTTTGTCAAGTTACCTGACTACTACAATGCACTTGCTTCCCGGTACATATACCATCTCTCTCAAAGTGGAAACGGCAGGCGGAGCAACAGCGACTGCACAGACCGTTTTTACAATGCCTACAGCGAGCCTTACGGTAAGTGACCTTACAGCCACGGGAAATAAGGCAAACGGCAGTACATCTTTAAACTGGACAGGTACAGCCTCACAATATATGGTTTTCTGCGACAGCGAGTATATCGGAACTACATCAGCAACACAGTACACGGATTTATATGCAAGTCTTTCTGTAGAACATACATATACGATAGTACCTATATCAAATGTTGGTGTTGGCACTCCTGCCGAAGTGAAAATGCTTTTTGACCCGAAAGCATGGTATTTTGTGAGCAAGGAAAACAGCGAAGTTCTGTCGATTTCTGTTGACTACTCAAGCGGTAATTACCCTGTCATATCAAACGCCGATACGGCTTTTAACCTCTCGGGCTTATGTGCCGGGCTGAATGATGAAACTTTTGCAGTAAAACTTTCTCATGCCGAAACACAAAAATATACTGACTTTCTTTTGGAAAATCCAAATATCATCTTTAAATCGCCTGACGGAAAGGTCTTTACGGGTGATGTGCAAAGTGTATCTCTTGGAAACAGCAATTATGTAGAAATTCCCAATGGTATTAACATCAATATTGACTACATTCGGGAGGTTACACGAAATGATTTACTATAATACGGTAAACCAGGATTACATTAAGTCCGGATTTTCTCCCCACAGGACTTTAAAAAAAGTTTATGCTGTCACCCGATATGGTGAAGTTTTCGCCGACATTACTCCCGATGTAACGGCTCTTTCCCTGAACAGTCAATACGCACAAGGAGTAAGAAGCACGTGCAAAATCTCAGTACATAACACGGGAAAGTACGACATATCAGACGAAGACAATCCGTTTTTCACCGGAAACCGCTTTTTGGTTCAATCAGGCATTACAACAGGTTCTGACACATGGATTTTCTCGGAAGGTATGTATGTATCGGCGAACGTATCGGAAAGCAAAGGCACGGTAAACGCTGAACTTGTTGACAAATTCGCTCTTTTTACAAATAATCTCAGCAATCAGAATTTGAACGAAGGCTTGACAATAAAAGCAAATTCCGACATAGCCACAACCATTAAAGATATCTTGACACTGGAAGACGGGACGGGACATCCTGCTGACCCCATTCCCCCGCTGATTGATGCTGATTTTTACAAAGAAACCGTTCCGCACGACATAGAGCTTGGCAAGAACGCAAATATCGGTCAGGCACTTACAGAAATAGCAACAATTTTGAGTGCGGATATATATTACAGCCCCACAGGGCAATTGATAGTCACAAAAAATATTTCTGATGAAGCTTACAGATACTCCCCTTCTGTAAGTTTCTCAAAAAATGATGTACGCCTGACAAACTGGAATAAAAGTATAGACCAGTCAAAAATTATAAACAGCGTTACCGTAATCGGAAAGACCACCAACGGCTTGACTATACAGAGTACATCAGAAAATAACAACCCTGCATCGCCAAATCGTATAAGTTTAATAGGCTTGAAGTCAACGGCAATAGAAACTGATTTATGCAGTACAGAACAGCGGTGTAAAGACTATGCGGAATATACTTTGAGAAATTACATTTTGCGTTCTGAGGCGGTGAACTTCACATACGGAGCGTTAATCCCACACATCAGAGAGGGCGACATTATCGACATTGACAATGTGAGATACTTTGTAAATAACTTTACGAAAGATGTTATGAAAAATTCAATGACTTTTTCATGTTCAATTATTCAGTCAATATAAGGAAGTGAAAGTATGGTTGAAACTGATATTGTAGAAACCTTAAAAGTTCTGTCAAGGTCTGAAAAATTATTGGCTGGAGTAGTCCAGAGGGTAAGCACTGACAACGTCACAGTGTGGATAGAGGGTGGGTGGAGAGCAACAAACAAGTCAGGGGAAACTTTAAAAGCAGGTGACATAGTACGTTTCACGAATGCCACAAATCCTTTGATACGATATAAGGTTTCGGACGGATATACGCCTTTCCCTCAAATAGTCGTTCTCACTCAGGAAGCATATGACACACTCACTACAGAACAAAAGAAATCGAAACTTTACGGGATAATCCAGGAGGACGAAAGTA